TGTAAAGTTATGAATAATAAAAATAAACTTGTTATCATACAAAGAAATCTTCCAGTGATGCTTTCTTTTCATATGACCAACCAATTGAGTTTAATATAAAACTCAACGGATCTAAAAATGTTTTTTGAAATTGTACTTCATAATCAATATACTTTTCTAATTTAAATTCTGTTGGAAGTTTTGTAACATAACTAATTACATCAAACTTAAATGGATTTGCTTCTATTAGTTTTATAAACTTAATCTTATCACCTTCTTGTATCATTGGATACTTTCTACTTAATTTAAATTCTTTTATTTGATGATTATAAATCAAAGCACCTTTTACGTGTATTGGTGTACCTTTAATAAAAATATCATTACTATGTTTGTATTTAGCCAAGTTATTACAAGACCTTGGAAAAGATATTTGTTCTGCTGTCATATTGTAAAACTCATCTTTAAATTTAGATACAAATGTTTGTAGTGTATCTTCGTCTTTTGTCATTATAATATTGATTGCTTCTTTAATCTTACCTCTACAAACTTCAGGTGTTGACGACTTCACAGCCTCAATACCCATAATTTTTAATTTAGGTTCATCAAATGTAATACCTTCTTCATCTAATACATTTAACATATATCTTTTTTTCGCAGTCCATATACCTTTATCAGCAATAACTTCTCGTTTCATAACCATTTTATTTTCAATGGCGTTTGTGTAATCAGCAAGTTCTTCAAAACACTTATCTAAAAATGGTTGTATTCGACCATCAACAACTTTATTAATAAATCGCAAAGTCTGTTCTTTTGATTTGTCTTTACATACTTGGTCAACTAACTTGTCTAAACAAAGATAAATTGAATCTGTATCTGACGCAACAATATAATCAATCTTATCGTGTGTCTTTAATATAGTATTCATATATTCGTTTACTTTACTTTCAATAAAACGAATTACAAACTGGCCTGATGTTGTAATCGCAGTTGCTTGTCTTACATCATAATATCTAAAGTATTGATTACCTATTGCGCCATAAGCCGAGTTTAGTGCAATCTTTTTTGCCCATTGTATATTGTGATATGTAGCAATCTTATTTGTAAGTTCTTTACTTTTTGTCTTTTGATATTCTTGTTTTGCTTGAAACTCTAATGTTTTAAATTTAACACGATCATTATACATTTTTTGTAATAGTCGTGGTAGAAAACCTAGTCCATCTGTTTTAAACATTGCGCCATTAGGAGTAATACAGGCACCTTCAGTTTTTAAGTGTGTTAATGGTGTCGCCTGTTTTAACAACTTATCAACTGAAATGCCTGATGATTTAACGCCAATGATTTTTTCTGGCGAAATGTTATACTGCATAATTAGATGAGGATATAGAGAGTTAATGTCAAATGATACTATCCATTTATGCATACCTGTGATTGGGTCTTTAACATAAGCGCCGTCATACTTGTCTTCTTTGACGTTATCTTCCTTTGGAGGAATTATTATATTATCTTTTCGTAAGAAGTTATAGATTAACATATCCCACATTCTTACTTGCGAAAATACATCATTGTAATTAACTTTTGCTTCATACGCCATAGTTAATACAAGTTCAATTAGTTTTAGTTTATCTTCAAGTCCATCAACAATCTCAACGTCTTGTATGTTGTAATCTATAAATGATTGAAAATCTTTTGTATACCATTCTCTAAAAGTATCATAAGGCATTTCATCTTTACCTTTACCAAGTTCTACTTTACCAATGTAGTCTAGTTTATAACTTTCTTGTCTTGTTGGAATAAACTTTTTGTATAGGTCCAAGTAATCTAACATTACAATACCAAAAATATTATAATGAGTTTGTGGTCGACCTCTTACTACAATTGATTCTCTTTCAACTAAATTCCAAGGTGAAAATCTTTTAATAACTTTTTCATCTACAATATGACATATTCTATTCATCAAATAAGGTATATCAAAAAACTTTGTATTCCAACCTGTAATAATATCAGGATAGTTCTTAATCCAAAACTTCATAAACTCCATAATCAAAGACTTTTCTGACTTACATCTTATATAAGTTACATCTGTTCGATCTGTCTTAAACTCACCTGTACCCCAAGTAATAATTTGTTTATTTGATTGATTTTTAACTGTGACTGCAAGTATTTCTTCTGTTGGATTTTCTACATCAGGAAAACCATTTTCCGCACTACATTCTATATCAACAGTAAATATCTTTATAAACTCTTTTGAAAATTCCATATCGTTTGGAAATTCATCTGCGATATATTGATATTGATAACGGTCCATACCATATAGTGGTGAGTTATCTGTATTATATGATTTTTTAAATTCTCTTGCTTTTGAGATATTACCAAATGTAATTGGTTTTAGATGTTGACCTTTTAATGTTTTAAATTCTGTTTCTTCTTGCGTTATAGCATAGAGTGTTGGACTATAATCAATCTTTTCTTTGTATTCTTTTTCATCGTGGATACCACGTACTAAAAGTTTACCTCTATGTTCAATAACGTTTTTATAAAAGTTCATTAATTATTCTTGTATTAGATGAACAATTAAACCATCGTGTTTTTTTGTCAACATTATTTGACACGATAATCTGCTTCTTTTTTCATCAAAGTTTTTTTCATATTCTAGTAATTCAATTTCAGGTGTATTATAATCTATTTTATCAATTTTGTCAACCCACTTATCATCTATTTGCACGTGACAAGTTGCACACGCACAACAACCTGAACAATCTGCTGGTATTTCTGGAATAGGTATTTCAGAATAATCTCTAGCCGCCTCCATAAGAGTTCGGCCTTCTTCTACATCAACAGGTATTAGATTGCCATTTCTAGCAAAATAAACCGTAATCATTATAGTTTAGGTAATTTAGATTCTGTAATTAAACCTGGCGCAGTAACAATACTACTTGTATTTTGTTGATATGAAGAAAGTATTTCTTCTTTTGGTTCCACCATTGAAATCACTTTATCATTTTTAATTGTAACATTATCACTTTTACTGTATGGTGAGTAAAGTGTCATCATTAGCTGAACAGGTTTTCCTGGTCCTTGTTGATGAGGTATGATAACAAAAGGTTTATTTAAACTTAAACCTTGGTCGTTTTCTTCAATTTTGGCGATCACATCTTCGCCAGTAATTAATCTTAATATTTTCACATTTGACATAATAACTCCTTATTGTTTATAATATAACACACATTGACTTAAATGTCAATGTTATTTCTTTTCAAAACCAACTTTATCTTGTTTGCCTTTTTTTTCTATTGGTCTTAATCGTTTACTTAATACGAAAGTTCTATTAGGGTTGACACTCACATTCATCTGTCGCATTAATTCTCTATTAATTAGTATATCTGAACCTGACCGTGGTCTTTGGTCTAAACCAAATTCAACATCTTTATATGTAAAACCATTAAATGTAATATCTAATAATATCGTTGGTCTAATTTCTGATGGCTCTTCACCGTCAGCATTTGCTCTATAAACTTTACTTGTACCATTTCTTGGTTTAGTATATGTTTTTCCATCATACTTCCATTTAACTACTTTACCATCTTCTATGATTTCATCAGCGTGTAAAGCACAAGCAAGTGAACCATTACCTGTATCAAATTTTGCTCTAACTTTTCCTAGTTCATCTAGTTCAACAGTTTCTAACCAACCACATTCACTATTTGCTTGTCTATCCCAATGACTTCTTTTTGATACCCAATCTATAATATCATACATTAATTCTTCGCCACCGATAGCGCCTGATGGTTCTGGTTCTGAATAGTAATCTTTGTATTGATAACCTTCATATTCGGCACCTGAGCCTGGACTACCATTGATTTCTAATACATAAGGTTTACCCTTGTAAATAATATGATCTACGCCTACAAGGTACGCTTTGGACACTCTAGCGGCCTTTAAAATGACTTCTTGTTCTTCTTCACTTAACTTATATGGTTTTGGTGTAGCGCCTCTATGAGTGTTGGATCTAAACTCACCTTTAGCGGCTACTCTATTTGTTGACGCAAATATCTTATTATCTACGACTAAAGTTCTTACATCACCATCTACTTCCATATATTCTTGTATCAATACTTCTGCATCGTGTTTCCATAATGCTTGAATTGTAGATACTAAACTATCCATACTTTCAATCTTAATTACACCAATACCTTGAGTACCAGTTAATGTTTTAAGTATGATAGGAAATTTATTACCAACTAATTTTACAGCATCCTCTATGTTTTTTTCATTTGAAACAAATGCTGTTCTTGGTGTTGGTATACCAAACTTTTCAAATAATAATGCTGTTGTTAATTTGTTATCACAAGTCAGCATAGCTGATCGTGTGTTTAACATAAACGCAGATGAATTTTGAAACGCTGATAATAATGATAAACCAGCTTCGTCTTCAATAGAACCTGCTCGTGTAATACAAACAGTATCTTTACCTATAAATGTATGTTCGGAATCTTTACCATCATAATTGTAAATGGTTAAAGTATTTTTATCTTCGTCTTTACCTGTGATGATAGCGTGTTTTGTATTGATGATAACACACTCAAAACCTTTTTTCTTACAAGCTTTTTCAATTAGACCTACGGTTAGTTCTTTTTTAGGTACTTCACCAGCTTTTTGTTTTTTAACGTTGGGATTAGACTTCGTAATGATTGCAACCGTGATAGGTTTATTCTTACGTTCTACGTCTTGTTCTGTTATAAATTCTCTAAACTTTGGAACCAACATTTATTCATTCTCTATATTAACTTCTTCCTTATTTTCGTCTATCTTTTTTCCAATATTATATTTTGCTGATAAGTTCCATTCTTTTTTTTCTTTATAAGGTAATACTTTAATTTGAGATAATGGTGCTTTGTTCTCTGCTTGTG